CGAAAGACGAATTCATACTGCTAAAAAAATTCCGCGTAAAAAAATTCTTATGGAAAAGGTTTATCACATCTATGCAAAAGAGGAATGTTTATATAACAATTTAAGTGAGATACAATTTAATAAGACATGGAACACCCTCAATGGTATGGTTGGATTACTACACACCGATTATACCATTGAGGATTTGTCATATGAGGAATTAGTGAAAACCCCCATAGAGGGACACGAACATTCATATTGACAAACTACATACTACACGTTATAATTGACTTGAAGGTTAATTCAACTTATGGCTAAAGGATTCACGGTTAAAGCAAAAGCACCCACGAAGAAAGCAGAAGAGTGGGACTATCAAGCAATCAAAGACAGGATGCGAGGTAAGACAATTGTTTTTTGTCTACCTGGACGTGGATGTTCTTTCACCTTTCTAAAAAACTTTGTACAACTGTGCTTTGATATGGTACAGAATGGTATGAGTATTCAGATCAGTCAAGACTACTCATCGATGGTTAATTTTGCCCGTTGTAAGGTTCTAGGTGCAAATGTATTGCGCGGTCCCAAGCAGATTCCATGGGATGGTAAATTAGAATATGATTATCAGTTATGGATTGATAGTGACATTGTTTTTGACACTGCCAAGTTTTGGCAACTATGTGACATGGCAATCAGTGAAGAAGGAGAAGAGAAAGAGATTGTCAGTGGTTGGTATGCAACTGAGGATGGTCACACAACTTCTGTCGCACATTGGTTAGAGGAAGATGACTTCCGTAAGAATGGTGGAGTAATGAANCATGAAACTGTTGATTCNATTGGCAAGCGTAAGAAACCATTCACTGTAGACTATACAGGNTTTGGATGGGTATTGATCAAGAAGGGAGTATTTGAGAATCTAGAGTATCCATGGTTTGCACCTAAGATGCAAGTCTTTGAGTCTGGTAGTGTACAAGACATGTGTGGTGAGGATGTCTCATTCTGTTTAGATGCTAAAGAAGAAGGTATGGATATTTGGTGTGACCCTCGCATTCGTGTTGGTCATGAAAAAACTCGTGTAATTTAACTAGGAGATTATTATGGCAGTTCGGAAATCATTATCGGGCACAGAGTTTGTGGAGTCACATCCGAAGAACACTCGTCAAGGGAATGGTAAGCATACAAAATACGCCGCGTCGTCTCGTAATGGGGCAAAGAAAAGATATCGCGGCCAGGGTAAATAGTGTAATTATATGAATACATCATGTCAGCACTTATATGCAATCTTCCATCTGTGGAAGTATGGGTTCGTAAAGAATATCTAACTGATCATCAAAGTGGTCATGGTGAATTTGTTAAAGGCGTCTGGGTATCGGCAAAGTCGATTCCTGGGCGCACTTTTTATTTTGAGACTTATTTACCTGAGTATGCTGCAATGTATGATAAGTTACCTATTAGTGCATTTGTATCTGAACCTGAATTACCTGATCCTGATATGAATTTACCTAATTTACAATTTTGGAATTGTATGGATTATGGTGTTGTATCAATTACGAAACAATTTATTGGTAGTATGGACTATGAATTATATACTCGTGACTTTGGCACACAAAAAGGTACATACATTTGTACAATAGACAACTATCATCAAGATCCTGAGGTTATTGATTATGCAACAAGTGAAAATCCTGCTGAACATAAGTCACATAATCTAATTGAATTAAATAATGGACAGTATGCACTGTATCCAAATAACAGAATGAGGATTTTTGACAATAGTTTAACACCTGTTGATCCCAAGATGCCCGATTTTAAGGTATCAACTCAATATTATCAGGTTGAAAATGGGTTTGATCGACTTGGAATGGGTCGTGAAGACGAATATTTTTGGAAAACAGCAAAAGAACAAGAAAATTCACCAAAAAAGGAGAACAATGATGACCAATCATGATTTTTTAGATAATTTAGCAAATGATCAGCATCAAAAAATGCTAAGAGAGATTGCTAATGATGATCAAACTCCTAAAAAACGCGATTCTCGCAAAAATACTGAGATATTTGAGACTGAAGAGGAGTACACTATTATTCCTTCTCAGACGTTGAATGAATTTTAATTAAATGCCTTAATAAATAAGTTATAATCGCCGTATTTTTGTGCCTCTAGAAAGGGTAAGTCAAGGATTTAAGGATATTAGCATGTCATTTAAGGCAAATCCCTTAAATGATGACTTGATTGCACTTAAAAATGAAAATGCTATCTCCAGATCAATTCGTAATATTGTTTTTACAGTCCCTGGAGAAAAGTTTTTTCAAGAGGACTTTGGTTCTGATGTAAGTCAATCCTTATTTGAAAATATCGATGATATTTCTGCTTCAAATATAAGAGATCAAATTCAAAGATCAATTGTTAATTTTGAAGATAGAGTTAATTTAAGGGAAGTTAAAGTTCTTCCTGACTTTGATGGGAATACATTTGATGTAATTATTAGATATGACATTGTTGGAGCTGACATCCCACCTCAAGAGTTACAATTCGTCTTGCAGTCAAATAGATAAAAAATGCCACTCGCTAATTACACTAACTTAGATTTCGATCAAGTTAAAACAACACTTAAAGATTATCTTAAGTCAAATTCCAATTTTACGGATTATGACTTTGAAGGATCGAACCTTTCAACAATTCTTGATGTATTAGCATACAACACTTATATCTCCTCATACAACGCAAACATGGTTGCGAATGAGGTTTTCATTGATACTGCAACTTTAAGAGAAAATATTGTTGCTTTAGCAAGAAATATAGGGTATGTTCCTAGATCTAGAAAATCATCAAGAGCAACAATTAGTTTTTTTGTAGATACTAGTAATATTTTACCCACTCCGGCAACAATTACTCTTCATAAAGGTATTGTATCAACAACAACTGGCAGTTTTGGAAATCAATCTAAAACATTTTGTATTTTAGATGATATTTCAGTCCCTGTATTCAATAATATAGCAAGTTTTAATGATATTTCAATTTATGAGGGAACTTTATTAAGTTCTAACTTTACATATAGCACTAGAGTCCCTAATCAAAAGTTTATTTTACCGAATTCTGGCGTTGACACATCTCTTATTTCGGTAACAGTAAAAAATAACGAAAATTCCTCTGCCTCTACAAAATATTCTAATCAAGATAGTTTATTTGATATTGGTGGACAGTCAAAAACATATTTTCTTCAAGAAATTTCTGATGAAAGATATGAGATTTTCTTTGGAGACAATATTTTTGGTAAAGCACTTGAAGAAGGTAATTTTATTACTACAAATTATATTGTATCAAGTGGAGACTCTGGAAATGGCATTTCTTCATTCCAGTTTTCAGGAAGATTGACGTATACAAGAAATGCACAGACATATGCAGTCACATCGGGCATATCACTCCTAACAACTGGTTTAACGTCCTCTGGGGGCGATACAATCGAGTCTGTGGAGTCTATTCGTAGATATGCCCCAAGGATCTATGCTGCTCAAAATAGAGCACTTACAGCAGGTGATTATGAAACATTAATTCCAGCTAAGATTTATCCCGAAACTGAATCTATTTCTGTTTTTGGTGGTGAAGAATTAATTCCACCGCAATATGGAAAAGTTTTTATTAGTATCAAACCCAGAACAGGTGATTTTCTTCCTAACCTTATTAAACAAAATATAAAAAGTAAATTAAAGAAATTTGCTGTTGCAGGTATCGTTCCAGAAATACTTGATCTAAAATATCTGTATATTGAAGTTGATTCGAAAGTATACTTTAATACCAATAAGGCACAATCATCTGCATTTGTGTCCTCAACTGTGCAAACAAATACTAATAAGTATGCAGAATCAACTGAACTTAACAAATATGGCGCGAGGTTTAAATATAGTAAGTTTTTAAAAATTGTTGATGATAGTCATGAAGCAATAACATCAAATATCACCACTCTTCGTATGAGAAGAGATTTAAGAGTTGTTCTAAATGGTTTTGCTGAATATCAAATTGGATTTGGAAATAAGTTCCAAGTAAAAGATCCTGATGGATTTAACATCAAAACTTCTGCATTTAAAATTGATGGAATTTCACAAGATGTATACTTAGGAGATTTACCAAGACCTAATAGAGAAACCGGAACTCTTTTCTTCTTCACCCTTCCTAATATTGGATCACAATCACCATCGATAGTTAGAAGAAATGTTGGTTCTATTGATTATATAAATGGAGTTATTACGATTAATCCCGTAAATGTTCAAGGTGGTATGATAAAAGACGGACAAACAATCATTGAAATTGAAGCAACTCCGAGTTCAAATGATGTTATCGGATTACAGGATCTTTATTTGCAACTAGATATAAGTAACAGTATTTTTGAGACTGTTGTGGATGAAATTTCTTCGGGATTAGATCCTGCAGGATCTAACTATATTGTAACTTCAAGTTATCCAAATGGCAATCTAGTAAGAGAGGGTGGTAGAGGATCTATCGTAAGAACTTCTACATCAACAACAAGTGCTAGACCAACTACTACAGCAACCACAACAACATCTGTACCTTCAACTACCGTTAGCACTTCTGGATCATCAACAGGTGGATCTGGATCAGGCGGCGGAAGCGGTTACTAATCAAATAGGATAAAATGTCAGAGAAAAGAATTAAAATCAATTCGATTGTAAAAAATCAAGTTCCTCAATATGTAAGAGAGGACTATCCTTTAGTAACTGAATTTTTAAAGCAATATTATATCGCGCAAGAATATCAAGGAGGTCCCCTTGATTTACTTCAAAATATTGATAAGTACGTCAAGATAGATGAGACGACAAACTTATCAACGTCTGTTGGATTAAGCACAGTTGTTAATTCATTTGAAAATGTCATTAGTATTGATCTTTCTAAAAACCCTGCTGGAACTGATGGGTTTCCTGATTCATATGGTCTTTTAAAGATCGATGATGAAATTATTACTTACACTGGAAAAACAAAATCAGCATTCACCGGATGTGTAAGAGGTTTTAGTGGTATTACATCATACTCATCTTCTTCAAATCCCGAGCAATTAGTCTTTGATACAAGTGTTGGTGCTGCACATACTTTTGGATCTAGAGTTGAAAATTTATCAAATTTATTTTTAAAAGAGTTTT